GTGAAAGGCCATGTCAACCGCAAGGCCGGGATGCGGGATTATAGTTATGCAAGGCCGTCGAAACGGCAAGGGGCATACGGGTACGGCAAGGGCGTTCCGATCATGCCTGCACTCGTGGGTGTGACTCCTAGAGTGGCATTCGGGGCGGATACGTCTGGGTCAATGGGTGAACAGGGATTGTCGAGCACGGTGTCAGAATTGGTCGAGGTATTGCGAGCAGTGAACGCGGACATTGACTATATCGCTGGTGACACCGAGGTTACGGTGCAGCGCAAGTTGCGACCTGGGCATCGGGATTTTTCGATGTTGTTTGCTGGTGGCGGGGGTACATCGTTCGTTCCGATATTCGATGCAGTCGCAAAGCTGAAAACGAAACCGGCTGTGTTTATTTTTCTGACAGACGGTGACGGTTACTGCCCGGCTGAACCACCTCCGGGTGTCCACGTTATTTGGGTGCTATGTGGATCGTATAAACGCGATCCTGGTGTGGCGTGGGGCGACAAAATCTATATCGACTAAAAACCAAAACAAACAAAATCAACAAAGGCAAACCACAATGCGAATGTCAAATATCATCAAGACGTGTTGGTATACCCCTGGACCAAAAGGCGCATGGGGGCTGAACCTGATTTTCACCGGAGGTTCCTCCACGGCGAAAACGGCAATCATCGAACAGACTGCGGAAGTTTGCACGATGCCTCTCCATACGATCATGCCGGTGCTCATGGAGCCAACGGATATCCTCGGCATGTCGTATTTCAGCGACACCGGAACCCAGTCGATGCCGCCAGCGTGGGCGTATAAATTCTCGAAACTCGCACGCGGTACGGTGTTCTTCGATGAGTTTGCGACGGCACCACCGACGGTACAGAACGCATTGCTCCGCGTGTTCTTGGACCGCTACGTTGGCGATATCCATCTGCCACACGTTCGGTTCATGGGTGCGATGAACCGACCTGAGGAGATGGCAGGTGGCGGATATTCGCTTCCGCATCAGCTAGTCAATCGCCTTGTGCTCGTTCCTTGGGAGACTGCCGACCACGAGTCATGGGAGGATTGGATGATGGGTGGCAAGGGTGCTCTTGCCGACCTGGCTGAGATTGACCCCGATGTCGAGGAGGCACGAGTACTCGCCGCGTGGCCCGCCGCTCATGCACAAGCGGTCGGCACCGTCCTGGGGTTCTTGCGCAAGGCACCACACATGCGGCAAGTCGAACCCAAACTGGACACGCCTGCGGCTTCTCAGCCTTGGCCGTCTCGTCGTTCGTGGGAGTTGGTCACACGGGTTCTTGCAGGTGCAGCAATCCACGGTCTCGATGAAATCGAGACACATGCGCTGGTGGCAGGTTGCGTCGGGACGGGGGTAGCAGCAGAGTTTCTGGCGTACCTGGAAGATTCCGATATGCCGGTGCCTGCTGACTTACTCGATGGCAAAGTTTCGTGGATACCGGACGCGCGGGTTGACCGGACGATGGCAGTCCTCGCGGGCTGCACAGCGTTGGTCGTGGCGGACAAGGCGGCTGCTCGAATCGCCAGCTATGTAAAACTGCTGACGAAGGTTGCTGACACCAAGGCTGACCTGGTTATCACGCACGTTGGCATTATGACGAGCGCCCAGCTCACGCTTGGCAAAGATTCCGATGCCTTGCTTCTGAAGCTAGGCCCGGTCATGCAGACTGCCGGATTGCTCCGATAGCCTGACCCGTTCGGTCACTTGGCCCGAAGGTGCGCCCTTACCAGGCGTGCCTTCGGGCTTTTCTTTTACCGCTACCACCATGAGGCTTGACATGAAAAATTATGATAGCTATTCAGATTCGGTGCAGGACCCGACGACCTTGGAGGTAATCGAGAAGGCAGTTTTGCAAGCGGTTAATTGGTTCGGACGGCGGTTCGCACCAGGAGATTTAAACCGCGCCGAATTGTCCCAACGGGGATGGGAGGTTGCGCTGGATGCGCAGTCTCGGCACAACCCTGACAAAGGCCCACTAGGAGGATTTTTGTACATCGCAATACGTCGGCAACTCGGGAACTATCTCACGCACTCAGCTTCACCAGTGACTTGTTCGGATTTACAAGAGCAGAGGGTATTCCAGGCCGTATCTACCAAGGCGATATCGGAGATCGCAATTGGCCGGACACCGGAGCAGATTGCCATTGCAGGCCAAGAACTTCTGGCCGCTGTCGGGTGGCTGGCGTCGTTCGATGCCGCGTTGGAGGATTTTTTGGTCCAGTACGATGTCACCCAATGCGAAGCGTTCTGCCGGTACTACGGCTTAGGAGACTTCGCTGAGCAGCCGCCCAGGAAGATTGCAACAGTCATGGGGCTTAGTGTCCGGGCCGTATACAAGATGCTTTACAAGATGAACGCAGACGCAGCGATGCATTTCCCGCTCTACAACTCAAATCGAAAACTGCGAAAGGACATTCCAAATGGCATTGAAAAAGCAATCGATTTCACCGGCAACGATTAAGTACAACTCCGATATCTCGCTCAGTGTTATCCCGCTCGGGAGTCTGCGTGCCCGACCCGGACCGAATCCGAATATTGTCAGTGACACGCAATTTGCCTCGCTTGTACACAGCGTTCGGGAGAATGGGTTCCTTCAGCCGATTGCCGTGCGCCGTCTGGAAGATGACGAGGGTGAACCTTTAGGCACGCTCTTATACGAAGTCATAGATGGGCATCACAGATGGCGTGCGGCGCAAGAAGCAGGTCTGTCCTCTGTCCCGGCCTTGATTGTCGAAGCGTCATCGGCGTCTGCGGCTGTCGATATGCTGAGTCTGAACCGGCTACGTGGCGAACTGAATATGACTGTCGTCGCGGATATCCTGAAAGACTTATCCGATACTGGGTTTCCCGATCTGACACTTTCGGGTTTCAATGGCGGTGAGATCCAATCGCTACTCGATTCCATCGCCACGGATACGGACGGGGTTGACGGGATAGGCGAGGGTGCAGGCGGTGTTAGCCCCGATGAAGTAATACAGGCGAACCAACGGTACGCAGTACGCTTGCTATTTGATAAGGCCGAAGATCGAGACAGTGTGAAGGCCATTGCCCTGAGATTCGGTTCGACGGTGGAGGCAGGCATTCTCGAACTCTGCCAAGCACAGGAGTGAATTATGTTCAACGATACCCCGATGCAGGTCGCACAAAGGAAGCTAGGGTATATCACGCCAGCCGAAGCTGCTCGTGTATACAAGGTTCCGGCACAGACTTTGTATTCGTGGATAAAACGTGGGCAAGTGGCGTACAAAAAAATAGGAATGCGAAGATACTTTGTCAACGTTGCGGCCTTGCGAAAACTTATAGGCATGACAGACGGGAACGCGGCGTGATTGTCAAACTCGGCAATGTTGACAACGAAGTAATTTCAGCCACCGATTTAGAACACCGGTGGCTGAACGACTATCTTTCGTTCGAGTCGAAATCAGCGCAGTACACATCGGCGGTGCGAGTCGGATCGTGGGACGGGAAAACGCGCGTCTACTCACTCCTGACAAAGCGGTTCCCGGCTGGACTCTTGCCCTTGGTCCAGCGCGGGGCGGGGAAGGTAGGGTTGACCGTAGAGGTTCTGGGCGCTCCTGCGCGCGTCCAGGCGGGTTCTTTTGTCGCGGCATGGCTAGACGCTAGGCGTGACCAACCCGCCGCGCTAGCAGCGTGCCTAAGCAGCCAGGGACAGGGACGTGGAATCGTCGAAGCCCCGACCGGCGGGGGAAAAACCGAGGTGATCGTGGCCCTGGCTGCCACCGTGCCTTGCCGGTGGCTCGTCCTGGTGCCCGGCATCGACCTGCTAGCCCAGACCTGCGAACGGTTCGAGACGCGCCTAGGCGAGCAGCCTGGACGGGTAGGGGACGGATTGTGGGAAGTGGGGGCAGGTCCGATCGGCGGACGGGTAGTCGTCGCAACGTTTCAGACTTTGTTCGCTGGTATACGGCGAAAGGACCGTCGGGTTATGGCGCTGCTACAAAACACCGAAGCTGTGTCATTCGATGAGGTACACCTCCTAGCGTCAGCTAGCTTCTTGACAGTTTCGCGGCGTCTTGTAAACGCGGCATGGAGATTCGGCTTCTCGGGTACTCCGCTTGCTCGTGGAGATCAAAGAACCGTTTACTTGGTTGGTGCTACGGGGCCAGTCATATACAAAATCAAACCGCAGGTGCTTATTGATAACGGCGTTCTATCAGCACCGAAGATCCAATTCGTCCCGTGCATTCAGCGTGTTAATGGCTTCTCATGGCCGGACGTTTATAAGGGCGGTATCTCGGAGTCGGCAGCCAGGAACGCCTTGCTAACTCAGATGGTACTCAAGGCCGAGAAACCGGCTTTGCTTTTCATAAAAGAGATCGCACATGGCCGGGCCATGCTTGCCAAGCTGCGAACAGCAGGACTGAAAGCCGATTTCGTTCACGGTGTAAAATCCTCCGCTGAACGGAAACAGGCGAACAAGCGTCTTGTGCATGGAGATATTGATGTTCTTATCGCCAGTACTATATACGACCAGGGCGTAGACATTCCCGAGTTGCGTTCGATTATCATCGGGTGCGGGGGCAAAAGCGATATCAAGAGCCTTCAAAGGCTAGGGCGCGGGATGCGTATAGCAGAGGGCAAAACTGAGATGGAACTTTGGGATGTTCTTGACCAGGGCAATCCCTGGCTGGAAAACCACGCTAAACAGCGGCGGGGGATTTATATCTCCCAAGGTTATCAGATTGTCGAACTCGCGACTTCGTTTGCCGCCTGAAAACAGGCCGGGTATAGCAGTTTCAAATTTGCTTGCACCGATTTGGGATTGAAATATAACAGGCGGAATCTAAGCAAAAAATCGTTTCAAGCCCCTTAAAGAAGACTCCCGAGGAGTCTAATCCGGAGATTCCGGAGAGAATCTGGAGAGAATCCGGGGAGATTCTGAGAATTCTGGGTAGAAATTTTTCAATTTGTTCAAATCGAGTACCAATATAAGAAGTAGAAAAATTTCAGGTTTTATTCTAAGGCTTGATTTACTTGATTGAACCAATCAAGTAGAAGAAAGGCAGCGCGAACTATGCCCATAAACGCAGCAGGTGAGATTGTACCAGCAGAAAAGTGTGAGTTTGAGGGTTGTGAAAAACAGCAAGTGCTATGCAGGTTGTGTGTAGAGCATTACAAAGACCGTTACAGCGGGAGTATTCCAAGAACACGGAAGCCACATGGTGTACCTTGGAGAGGTAACGTCAAGTACATCCAGCTAATAGAACCGCTAGACCCACCACAATATCCGTGGGAGATTACTGCGAATTATCTTCACCGTGAGAAGAAAGTATTCGCTCCTGTACACGAGAGCCAAGTTGTCGAAGTTCTAGTCAAGACCTACTTGGAGTGCGGGAGGGGTTTGTATGCGAAGCAGATCAAGAGCACTAGTTTTTTCAATATGATGAAATTCGCGGGCTGGAAACTTCACAAAGCCGGTGTCTCAGTAATCGGCTATGTCCAGTTTGTTTGCGGGAAGTGGAAGGCTAAGAATGGCAGATTCCCACTTCCGGCGATTGTATTCGGCCAGAAGGCGATTGACGCTTGGTTGCCGGAGTATATCAAGGACGAGTCGAACTACACTCCGGGCCTGCGCATTATTGCCCCGCCTGAAGTACTCGCAGCACAGAAGGCAGAATGGGAACGCCGCTTGGCCGAGCATCGAGTGAAGATCAAGGCGGCACGAGCGGAGTCATTGGCGTTGCAGGAGCAGATTCTGAAGCACCGGCTGACGCCGGAGCAGGTTGAGCAAAATTGGATCATGCAGGATGAGAAGACTCTGCGGGAGCAGCTTCGCGGTCAGGAGCAGGAGGAACATGATTTTCAGGATTTGAAGCGACGGATGCAGGATGCGTTGCAGGAGGATCAGAATAAGCAGCGTGATCGGGTCCGGATTCTTAATGGGAAGTCCAGCGCATGAAAGCCGCTGCGCCATATGTGTTTACGAAAGATTTCACTTTAGCATTTTTACACCGTTTGACCGTAGACGCGACATTGATATCGCGTGTATCGAAGTACCTAAACGCCGACCGTATGCCGGGTGACGCGCCCAAGGTTTTGGCCCGCGTGATTCTCGACTACCACAAGACGCACCAGCAGCCGCCGTCCAGGCTCGTCGTTGAGCAGCTTCTGGACGCGCGGGTGGCCTCCGGGGCCATGACGGTGCAGGAGAGCGCCAACGCCTGCGAGGCGTTGCTGGCGGGGGCCGCGTTGCCCGAGGTATCGGGTGCGTTCTGCCTGGAACAAGTGATAGACGAGGAACGCAAAGCTGCTATGTGGACTGCGCTTGACCAGGGCTTACAGCGGTGGAAGTCTGGCGAGTACCAGGATATTTCCCGTAATATAGAACGTGCGGCAAACTTGGGGCGTGAAGCATCGGCGAGACCTGCTGTTGATTACTTCGCGACGCTAGTAAACAGAACCAAGGCGAGGTTATCCGGTATCGAGATTGCCAGGTGTCCGACTGGTATAGGTTCACTCGATGCGGCACTCAAAGGTGGTTTAGCTGCTGGGGAATTGGGTTGTGTACTTGGAGCGCCCAAAAGCGGCAAGTGTCACCGCGCAGATCAAGACTTACTTATGGCCGACGGCACATTGAAGAATGTTACACAGATTGTTGAAGGAGATTTGTTAATGGGGCCGGACAGCCAGCCTCGTAGAGTGCTTTGTACTAATACTGGAACGGGCCAGTTATTCGAGATACGTCCCAATTATGGTGGGAGACCTTGGGCCGTTAATTCAGACCATATTCTCACAGTTTCTATTTTGGATCATGGGCGAGAGATTTGGGTAGATGTGGCTGTAAAGGACTGGTTAAATTGGTCACAGCATAAAAAAGTGAAATCGAAGTTGATTCGTGTACCAGTGGAGGAGTTTCATCGTGCGAGTGTAAAATTGCCGATTGATCCATATTTTTTGGGCGTGCTCTTAGGTGATGGGTGTATTAGTAAAATAGTTTGTGTAACGACACCGGAGCCAGAAATTGTTCAGATGTTGTCGAGTGAAGCAGTCAGATGGGGGCTCCGTTTGGTGGAGAGACCGCAGCGTGGGTGTAGCTCATTCTTTTTATCTGGCTCGTCTGGGCGTTCAAATCCTATACAAGACGAGATTAGGCAGTTGGGCCTATCCGGTACTGATAGTGGGTCAAAGTTTATACCGGATGCGTATAAGTACGCATCCTGGGATGACCGAATGGCGATACTAGCTGGTGCTATAGACACTGATGGGTATCGCGCAGTGTCGCCGACAGGTCGAGATTATTACGAGTACACTTCAAAATCGAAGCGTTTAGCGGATGACCTTTTATTCATTGCGCGGAGTTTAGGTTTTCGTGGGCAAGTTCGCGCTATGGAGAAGTCGTGCCAAACGGGGGCGGTTGGTACGTATTACCGTTTCACTTTGAGTGGCGTATTGCTGTATCAGATCCCATGCCGTGTGCCGCGTAAGAAAATAAATGTTGCACCTGGTAGGTGCCGTAATGAATTGCGCTGCGGCTTTACGATTGTTCCGTGCGCAGGCGTAGACGAATATTACGGGTTCTCCCTAGACGGGGATTCAAGGTATTTGCTTGATGATTTTACTGTAACCCACAATAGTCAGTTCTTGGCGTTTGTAGCAATGACGACTGTCTCGCATGGCGGAACGGCAATATATTATTCACTTGAGATGTCCGAGGCGTCGGTACTCGAACGTATGGATGCGGCGATATCAAGAACGCCGATGGGAGACTTGAACCGCTTGGCAGTACAAGTCGAGGACGAAGTATTGAATGCTGCCGTTACTAGCGGCGGTTCGTTGTATGTTCATCAGTTCCCGCCTGGTGCGACGACGGTCAATGACATTGAGGAATCGCTCAGGCTACATCGCGACAACGGCATTACGCCGACTGTGCTCATAGTTGACTACGGCGACTTGCTAGCATCAGACAACAAGTTCGCGAAACGCTATGATGAACTTGGCGAAGTGTATACGGACCTGCGGCGTATTGCCGTCACTTGGGATATCCCGGTTTGGACTGCTTCGCAGGCCAAGCGTGAGGCGCTCGAAAAGTCTGTTGTTACAATTGCCGACGTTGGCGAGTCGTTCAAAAAAGTACAGATTGCCGATGTAATTATTGCGCTCTGTGGGACTGAAGAAGAACGAAAGAACAAGATCATCCGCATGTACGTTGCGGCTTGCCGATACGCTTCGGGTGGCGTGACGGCGGGGCCGTTCAAGACGGCATTCGAGCAGGGGCGTATTTGGGATGACGCAGCTTTCGGTGACGAGCCATGAGACCGCTGGAGCGGATTCTTGAAGGTAGTTTGGCGACTCGGGGATATCGCGGGCCGAACACTCGTGGCGAGTACAGCTTGTGCTGTCCGTTCTGCCATAGGATTTCCGGGTCTCCAGACGACAAGTTCAAGCTGCAATACAACCCAACGAAGAATGTCTATCACTGTTACAAGTGCAGCACTTCGGGCCGGGCAGTTCTTCCGTCGTTATCCAATGGCAATGCACTTGAGCCGCTTGAGAAGCCGGTTTATGACTTGGGGCCACCGAAGGGTTTCTACACGTTTGCCGAAGCAGGCAAGGCGGTATCGGCCAAACCGTTTATCAAGTACATGGAAGATCGAGGCTACCCGTTGGGGCTTCTCGGTCGCGTTGATGCGGGTTTCTGTGTCTCAGGCCGCTATGCCGGACGTGTTGTTATCCCGCTAAAGTCAATGGAATTCAGTGCGTGGCGAGGGTTCAGCGCGCGGGCGGTATACCCGAGCATCCATCCAAAGTATTTGTACCCGGCGGGTATGGACCGCAAGAATGAGTTATGGGGTTTGGACTTCGCGCGTCCGTTGGATGTTGTGTATCTAGTTGAGGGTGTGCTAGATGCTTTGGCGTTATACCCGCATGGCCTTGCCGCTTTTGGTAAAGCCGTTACCAACGAACAGATTGAGCATATCAAACTACGTCAGCAGCTAGGCCGGGGATGTAAACAAGTGATTGTTTGTCTTGATGGCGATGCTTGGGAGGATTGTCTGGTCTTGGCTGTGCGTATGGTATTCGCGGGAGTTACTGACGTTAGCTGGTGCAAACTGCCGCCCAAAACAGACCCAGGGATTTTGAAGTGGGATGTTGAAAAATACATCCAGGAACCCTAAAGCAGAAGGAACGAAGGAGCTACATGAAAAACGGAAAGCTGATTGGTATGGAGTACACGGACTTTGAAATTGCCGGTGTCGGCGTCGTGTCGAGGATAACTTGGCGCGGGCCTGAAGGTATATTTGAGATTCGAGGCATCGACACGAAAGAGGAGTTCGACGGTGTTATGCGGCTTCTTACTCGTGAGGCGGACGCGATTGAACCTATATCCGAAGTTGTTGCGGAATTGGATGAAACAACGAATGGCGCATCGGATGAAATTGAGACGGCTCCGTCTGAAGTCGTTACTGAGGAGCCGGATTACACCGAGGTTTACGCTAGGCTTACTCGACTTCAAGACTTGGTAAAGTTGCTCAGAGATCAGGGTATCAATGACTACACGAGCATTTTGACCAAGGCGTGCGAGTTGCGTGACACAGGAGTGTGCCCAATGCTGCTCAAAGTAGATGACTTGCAGAAGCGTTTGACTTCAACTTGTAAGACGCTTCAGATCCCGATCAATGCGTAAGAGTCTGCCGCTTTGGGAGCAATGGGCTTCGCGTGCTACTCCGGTGGAGTACGCGCCTGGTTGCGTGAAGTGCTCGCGCGGCGAAAGTGTAGACCAGCATCGCGCCCTGTTAGCTGCTCAAAAAGCCACGAGCAGGGCCGATGTTTTGGTTATTGTTGGCGAGCCGACGATGGAGGAACAAAGCCGAGGTCAGGCGTTTGTATCTGCGATACATAGGTCGGTCGAACGGGAAACGGCGAAGTGGGCTGCTATCGACGGCAGCATGTCGTTTCGGCTGTCGTATGCAATCAAGTGCCGGGGCAGCGGCACGCCGAAGGAAGTCTTGAAGTCTATGGAAGCGTGTCGCGAACACGTTCGTTGGGATATAGATACGGTCAAGCCCAAGCGCATTGTTGCTATCGGGACTTATGCAGTTCGGTCAATGGTCGGCCAGTGGGTTGACACTTCGCGGTTGCGCAGGGCTTGGACGTATGTAGATGGCGTTCCGACGTTTCTTGTAATGGACCCGGCGCTAGGCTTGCGTAACCGTTTCTACAATAAGGCGTTTTTGAGTAGCTTCCAATGGGCATTGACTCAAGCCGTTCCCGCTATGCCGAAAGGCAAAACGACCGTTCTTACATCGCGCAACGAGGTTGTTGGTTTTCTTCGCGGCTTGAATCGGCATCTACCAGTTGCGATGGACGTTGAGCATGTAGGCACTCTATGGTCAGGCGACTTCCGGCTTCTGTGTTTCGGGTTATGCCAGGACCCGGAAGCGCCGGTTGTTATAACGCCCGAAGCAGTTCAGGACGCGAAGTTCGAGTTGGCGAAGTGGCTGGAAGATCCAACGTGGCCGAAGGTGAATCAGAATATCAAGCATGACCGTCACGCCATGTTCCGTGTTCTCGGGGCAGATACGCGCGGCATAGTCGCCGACACGATGCTTAACTCCCGGTTGCGTGACCCCGAGGCTCCTGCTGGCCTAGGTCCACAATCTTGGTTGGTTGGCTTCGGTGGGTATAAAGAAGCAGCCAAAGCTATATCGACTGCCGCAACGGACAAAGACGGTGAAGAATCAAAAGGCGGCGCGATGTTCGGGAAGATGGCTCCCGACGATCTCCATGCCTATAACGGTCGAGACGGCGCGGCGACGATACTTGTACACCGCTGGCAGCAGCCGTATTTGGCTAGAACGAGAACAACTTGGAATCGGCTTATAGGTCCCGCATTCGACGCCTTAGCAATCGTCGAACGTAACGGGATGTTGGTCAGTCCTGACAACGTGAGGGCATACGACGCTTGGTTAGCAGCCCGCGAAGATAAAGCAAAGGCTGAGCTATATGCACATCCGATGGTGCCGCCGACGTTCAATCCGGGCAGCCCACTCCAAGTATGCAATCTGCTTTACACGCAACTTGGCTTGCCGGTGTTGGGTCGAACCAAAACAAAAGCGCCAAGTGCAGCAGCCGAAATACTCGAACAGTTGAAGGACAAGCATCCGATCGTTGCAGTATTACTCGAACTCGCATCCGTGCGAACTCAGCGGAGTAAATATGGCTTGGCGTTGTTGGACCATGTGAGCCCAATTGACGGTCGTATACACACGACGTTTAAGCTAGTTAGGACATTGCGATTGTCGAGTAGCGATCCGAATATGCAGAACGTTACTACACCAGAAGAACCCGGCGACGAAGGCACTTGGGCTCGTGGATGTTTCGTTGCTCCAAAAGGGCATAAGTTTATAAACCTAGATTTCGGGCAGCAGGAACTCCGTGTAGCTGCGATGCTCTCAGGCGACATGGTAATGGCTAAAGCATTCCGTCAAGGCCACGATTATCATACGATGACCGCTGCAATGATTTTCAATTGCAAGCCTGATGCTGTGTTGAAAGATCAACGCCGTGTAGCCAAGCAGATCAACTTCGGCTTGATATATGGCCAGACTTCGTTCGGTCTTGCGAAGGCTTTGAATATCTCCGAGAAGAAAGCGCAAGGCTATATCGACACATTGTTTGGCAAGTTGATTCGCCTCAACGATTGGCGTAGTAAACAAATTGCAGACGCTAGATTAACCGGTGAAGTGCTCGCAGTCTGGAACCCACCAGGCGGGAACCTTGGTTGGGCATTGACCCGCGCGGTTTGGGGCATAGGCGAGGAAGGCGAGGGCGGGGAGAAGATTCGCAAGCACAATGAGAATGTAGCTTTGAACACTCCTATACAAGGCTTGGCGAATTGCTTTACTCTTGCGAGCATTATCGAGTTGGTCCGTTGGACCCAAGACGAGCGGCCCGAAGTAAAAGTTGTAATGACGGTTCATGACTCGATTGTATTGGAAGCGCCGAACAATCTTGTCGATGAAGTAGTTCGTGAAGCGCGGTCAGTTATGACTCGTTGGCCATCCGGTGTTGTTGGCCTCCATGTAGATGCAGAGGTTGGCGATACGTGGGGCACGATGACGAAGTATTGCGGAGTATGAATTAGACGAAAAATCTCAGGTCAGTTCTTAAAGCGTTACCAGGAGGACCCATGAACCAAACGTCAATGCCCTTGCCCGATCACACCGAAGCCACGTCAATCAACCCACAGGCGCTAACGTCACCGTCTGTTGTCAACGAGGAATACTGCCGTCTGCCCGCTGACCTGGCCTATTGGACTGGCGTCTACGCCGATGCGTGCCTGGATTTTTTCAAGGCTAAGGCGGCGGTGAAAGAACTCGAAGCCAACTTGTATTTTTTATATCGTAAGACCCAGACACCTGAGGGCAAGACCCCGAGTGAGCGGTACCTAGACTCGTGTATCGAAGCGGATTCGACATACAGGGTTGTGGTCCAGGCGCGCGACATTGCCGAGGCCAAGAAGATTCGCGTGGGTGGCCTGGTTGAAGCAATCGGCGCGAAGCGAGACGCTCTGATTTCACTCGGCGCGAACATCCGAAAAGAGATTGACGGTATGAACTTGAGCCTCCGCATTGAGGAGAAGGAGCGCAGGCTTAACGGCGGTGATGTATAGTTCGGGGATGTACGAACTTGCGTTAAGTTTATCGTTCTTCGTTCTTGTATGGGTGTTCCTTGTAGTTCACCACATCCGAACGAACGACGACAATCTACACCGGCAGGTTCGTGCCCAACGACCTTTTGTACGTCGCGTTATACAGCAAACAAAAATTTCCGAACCCGACACTAAAGACCCCACGCCACCAAACTGAAAGGACAATCCAATGGCTACCTCACCCACACGAACTCCCGCTCATGCTTCCTTCAAAGCCGCCGCACAACCTGCAACCAAAGTTCTAGCAACTGTCACAACGAAAGGTGTTGCAGTATATGTCCCGATTGATCGTGATGCTCTGCGCGCCGATAAGGAGCAGCTTAAAGCTGACCGCGCAGCTTCACGTCAACGTCAGGGCCGGTTCACGCTAAAAGAAGGCAAGAACGTCATTCGTATTCTGCCGGGCAAAGGCGTTCCGAATCCATTCTTCACAACGTACATCCACTACATTCGGAGCAGCGCACCAGGGGCCAAAGGCCGTCCGGTGCTTTGTCCGCTCAAGACCCGACGCGGGACTAAGTGCTTTGCTTGCGCGGCTGCATCGGCGCTGTATGCAACTCGCTTGGACGTTGACAAGAAGGAAGCGAATAACATTCGGGCTTCGCGGCGTGTATTGGCGAACGTGATTGACATGGCCGATGTCAAGGCAGGCGTGCAGGTTCTGGAGTTTGGCACGAAGATATACGACGAGCTACTGAGCATTCTGGTTGGCGATGATACGCGGCCAGACGAGTTTCCCGGTGTTGACTACACGCATCCCCAGAACGGTTTCACGCTTGTCATTGACAAGGAGGTCACAGTCAAGGGCGACCCGTTGTCCACGAAGTATTCCAGCCCGTTGCTCGCGCAAAAGCCAACTCCTATTCCAATCGCTGATTGGCAGGAGAAGCTGTTCGACCTGAGCGCAACCGTTGAGTTCCTTTCCGATGACCGTATCCAGGCGATTATGGAAGGCAACGAAGAAGCGGAAGAAGCCTCTCCGGCGAAGGGTAGCGGTAGCGTAGACGATGACTTGTATTCTACTGGAACGTAAACAATGCACTGGATGCTAGGTTTTATTGACAGGCATCCTGGTTGGGCGCTGCTTTGGGTTGGACTCGCGATTGTAGTTGCGCTAAAAGGCGCGGCTATATTCGTGAAGTCCGCCCGAGTAGTGGCCGATTGGTTATGGAGAAGGTAACGATGAGCGAATTGACACCGAAGCAGGTTGTTGCGGGCATACGCAAAAAGCACGGCGATGACTCAGCAATGCTAATGGGTGGTACGGGAACTGGTGTAAAAGCCGTTTGTCCAACTGGTATCGGTGTAATCGACAACTGGGTTGTCGGTATAGGTGGCTTGCCATATGGCCGAATCATTGAGGTCTATGGAGCCGAGTCGAGCGGCAAGACTACAATTGCCGATGTGATCATGGCAGGTTGCCAGCGCGACAATGGCATCGCGGCTTTGCTCGAAACCGAGCAGAGTTTCGATCCGGCGTGGGCAAAGATACACGGCGTCGATATTGACAATCTAGTTTTCTGCCAACCCAATTATTTGAGCGCCGGTAAAAAAGACGACGGTGGTGGCGCGCTTCAGCAGATAGAGTCGATTGTTGAAAGAAGTTCTGCGTCACGCCCGATTGTAGTTGTACTCGATAGCGTCGCCGCTACGTGTACCCAAGGCGAATACGACGACGGTTTGTCCGGGCACGCCGCAATGGCCGAGCAAGCCCGCGATTGGTCGGCAGGTTTGCGGACTCTGAACAAAGTCATAAGCAAGCACCAGGCGATGCTTGTACTTGTAAACCAAGTTCGAGCGAAGCCTGGTGTCATGTTCGGCCCGACTGAGACAACGACAGGCGGGAATGCAATCAAGTTCTACTCAAGCATTCGTTTACAATGCAGCCACGGTAAGCAGATTGAAGGCGGGAATGGGCGGTACATGCGGATCAAAGCTATGAAGAACAAACTCTGCCCGCCGTATCGCGGGGCTGAGTTGCGCCTGGATTATGCAACTGGCTTCAATGAGACTTGGAACACGTTGAACTATGCAAAGGAAGTAGGCTGTGTAGAAAAGTCCACTCGCCTTGGGCGCAAGGGTTATATCGAAGCCTGTGAAGCACTAGGCTGGAACCCGGTCGCCGAGTCCAATGAGACCATCGAGCAGCCCGATATAGTTGCTCCAATTGCGGAAGGGGACAGCGATGAGTAAAATTGCGTTCGTAGCAGACTGTCATGTAGGGAACTTCAAGGCTCACGGTGGTCTTGTAACTGCGGGCCTGAACGTCCGTGGTCAGATGTCAACTGCGGCTTTTCGCGAAGCCGTAGTGAAGGCTCGTGACTCCGGGGCCGATACGCTGTTTGTGGCCGGTGACTTGTTTCACTCGCGCCGTCCTGAGCCTGCTGTTATCGCGGCTGTGCTCAAGGCTCTAGTCGAGGAAGCCGCTGAGTTGCCCGTTGTTATAATCCCTGGCAACCACGACATGCTCGATGCTACTGCCGAGTTGGGCAACACCGCTTGCGAGCCGCTATACCAGGCAGCTACAATTATCAACGACCCGAGTTGGGTTGTGACTTCTATCGGCAACGTCTTGGCCGTTCCGTTTCGCGGCGGTATGCCAATGGCCGATTACCTCGATGAAGTTCTGAATGGCTATATGGTCGGGACGCTGATGAAGGACGACAGTCCGGCGATGCTGCTAACCCATGTCGGGGTCTACGATGACCAAAGTCCGCCTTGGTGTAAAGACGCCACAGACGCAATTCATAAAGACCGCTTGTTCGCGTTGCTCGAACAAGCCGGTATCGAAACGGCATTCGTTGGCAACTTCCATCACATGCGCGCTTGGTCGCACGTTGACAAAGACGATAGGCTATATCGCATCGTTCAATGCGGGACTCTGTGTCCGCACAGTCACAGTGACCAAGGCCAGTTCCCCCGCGTTGGCGCTATGTGGATGTTCGACGGCGAGGACCTGGAGCCAGTCGAGATTGCCGGTCCGAGGTTTATAAACATGGCCTCTGAGACTTCTGGTGTAGACCGTTGCCTTGTCATGGCGCAACCGGAACTCAAAGAGAAACTCGGCGACGATACACCGTTCGAGGTTCTGTTCTCTGAGCCCGCACCTATCGATGAAGATGAAACCCAAGCCGTATCAGGCGATATACCAGCACTGAGCGATGCAGTCGAAGCAATCAATGCTTTTCTACAAGACCAGAAGCTACCCGAAGGCGTGTCAATCGAAGCAGTCAAGACGCGCGTGTTCGAGTTATGGAATGCAGCAGAGGCGTAATAAAATGCTCAAACAAGACTGTCGGTATAGCGTACTCAATACATGGAATGGCGGCGCGGGCGGCCGAGTCGTTGTATTCACATCGGACAAATTCGGAAACTTAGGACACAATGAGTGCTTTGAATGGATCCAGAAACACACTACATTTTCGTTTTACGAAGCCGTAACCCACCAGGGTTATAAGATTGAACCGTGGGATAAAATTTCGAGGCCGCACCTAAATATACGGCATGGATAACCTGACAATCGTTCGAGTCGAAGCAGAGAAGTTCGCGAGCTACAATGCCTTCGACATTGCCCTGCCCGCAACGGGCTTGACGCTGGTTTTAGGCACGAACGGATCAGGCAAGTCGTCCATCGTCGAAGCAATCGCGTGGGCGCTCTACGGCAAGACCTTGCGTGGCGCGTTACCAGCAATAGGCGCGCGTGTAGCGGTTACGTTGGCCGACGGCACGAGGGTAGAGCGCAGGCGCATCCCGAAGGCGTACCAGCTAAGCCTGGAGGCCGGTGGCAAGGATCTAAGCGGTCAGACTACGACTGAGACCCAAGGCCGCGTAGATGCGCTCCTGGGGCCATGGGAGCGCTTCGCCCCAACGCGCCTGTTCGCCCGTGACTTCATGGCCAAGTTTGCGGCCAGTACGGACAAGGAACGCAAGACGCTAATCGAGGACATTCTTGGCCTTCAGCGATTCGATATAGCCTTGCGCAATACCCGTGAACAACTGAAGGCGTCAAGTGCAGACTTCGCCCGAGCAACCGACAAAGCCGGTTTGCTCGCGCAGTATGTCCAAGCCCAGACTGAACTTGTATCGCAGCTTGGAGATCCAAACGAACTGGACTTGCTCAACGAGTCGTTGGCTACTGCCGAAGCTAAATGGCGAAACGAGACTGAAGCACTCGATGTAGCGAGGAAAGATTCAGCCGATGCTGACGAGTTGCTTACTGCACTTCAGAAGCGCCGAGCAGTAGCCGAAGTAAAGAAGCAAGTCGCGCAACGCAATATCGCCGAACTTGCTGCTAAGTCTGCCAGGTTGGCAGATCTAGAAACGTGCCCGGTTTGCCTTCAAGCCGTCGAGGCTCATGCCCATGCAGCTATTACACAGCATCTTGTCGATGCAGCCGCGCCGTTTGAATTACAGCGTACCGAAGCTGTTACCGTGTTGACCGATATAGATTCTCAGCACGACGAGTTACTTGAGGAACGGGAAATTTTTCGCGCCCAAGAACAAGCAATTCGCATCGGCATGGCAATGGCGCAGTCCAAAGTTTCGGAACTCAAGGGCCAGATTACAAGCGTATCGCAGCAGTACAAAGCCCGAGTTGACGCCAAGTCCAGTTTACTCAAGTACGAGTATGACTTGGCCGAAACGAATAAGGCCAAGGCCATTCACGAAACTAACATCAACGTACTCGCAAGAGCCGTCGATGTGTTCGGGTTACAAGGCGCGCGAGTACTTCTCATGGGTCGTGCTCTTATAGCTCTCGAACGCGAAACCAATGCAATACTTCAAGCCCTTGGCCTCGGCATCGGCGTTGTCCTAAAGACGACATCCGTCAGAAAAACCGGCAAGGAAGTAGACGAGCTTTCCGTTTTGCTAACCGGCGCAGGCGGTGGCGAGTATGGAGCCGCATCCAGCGGCGAGCGCGCCCGAGTCGATGTGGCCCTGATGCTTGGCCTTGCTGCCCTGTTAGGTGGTCGTGGCGATGGCTATATGGCTTTCGACGAAGTGTTCGATACACTTGACGAAGAAGGTATAGAGCGAGTCTCGGCGTTTCTTTCACGCATGTCCGAGCATAGACAAGTTATTGTTATAAGTCATCACGCCGAACTTCGTTCGCAGTTCCCGCGCGGGTTGGTGTTCCAAGCAACTAAGTCAGACGGCGTTTCTACAATCGCACCGAGGTAACCAACTATGCCAAGGGTTGAACATATGGGCCTGCCCGGCTTAGTTATGGGCAAGCGGTTGTTAGAATCGCTGCGAAAGAATTGGGGCGCAATTTTCAAAGACAGCGAACCTTACACAGTTCACTGGTTAGCGTATTCGTACAGGCGTGCAATTGCGCTGGGATTCAAACACCAGTACCATCGAGTGCATTATGCGTATTCGGCGGAACCTGGCAACAACCCAGACTGCGTTGGATTCGTGCGATGCCTGTGCCGAAATCGGTATGAAGCCGTCGGTTTCGACGAAAGGTACATTTCCATAAACATAGACGCTTCGATGTACTTGAAGCATCTTGCTACCGCGAAGCATCTTGTCGAGAGTAAATACAAGAGTCGTCTCTTGACTCGCATTCGGAATGGCCTAAATCATGCCGATTACAATGCGCCTATCGGTTGAGCACCTGGTCAGTCTGCGCCTCACGGGGCCAAGAAACCTTCCCCTGCCAGCTTCAGACGTAGCCACGCTGCTTCGGCTACTAGATCACTACGAACGTATTCAAGTTACATATGAACGCTGGGTTCGGAGTAACGGCAACGTGTCTGCACGAGAAGCTATTACTTCAATCGGCGAAGTGCTGAGAGGATGGAAAGAATGAAGAATCCCGTTAGACGCCAGCAGTATGGCTTCAAATCCCATCCACAAGACTTCAACTACAATGATCAAGACAATGGCATGTTGCTCAATGAAATATTGGCGGACTCGATCAAGTCCGGTGCGATTCCAGAAGCACCAACGCCTGAGAGTATTTGGCCGTCGCCAATCGTGTACTTGACTTCGGTGCATTCGTTACCCGTTATTATTATCGGTGCATATATCAGTCACACTATTTGGCAAACCCGTTCGTGGTGTCCAATCGCGCTTTACAAGTCGGACTACTCTATCGTGGTTTTCTATCCACCGAAAGGTATAATGGTGAAGTGTACTTTCCCATATCCCGATGAAGAATTGGCGATTCGCCTAATTGAGAAAGAGTACAAGGCTTGGCTCAAAGGCCAAGTACGTCAAGCAATAGGCAACTACGGCGCGTACATGAACGACCAGTACATAGCGTCGTAATGCCAACTCACCTAGACAAGTGGGCCGAGGATAAGTATGCAAGATTGCTTCGCCCGCCCACTGGTGTAGAACTCCGCAGAATCAAAACTTTGCGCCGCAGGTATACGATTCTACTAAAACGCATCCAGGACTGGAACGGCCCGAATGCCAATGCCAGTTACACACGCGCAGAGGTTTCAGCAATTGCATGGGCACTCAGGCTTTTGGACCCGACGACAGACTCACCGACCGATCCGACTCGGAACCCGGGCCAGGAACTTTTCTAGCGACACCCTTGCGCCAACTAACCCAAGGCTGCTAACTTGACGCCAATACACGCTCTCGACTCCTCGCTGTAATGTTCCACGTGGAACATCCAAAAGCGACAAGCGTGTCAAACGGAGGGTAAACAAATGGCTGACGACACAGAAGGTACACCGCAAGCAAAAGACCCAAAGTCGCTGATGGGTAATATATCGAAGAACCCAGATGCACCAAAGGCAAAGAACGGGCGTCGAATAACACGCGAGCTATACGATGCAATGTGGGAAGCATGGCGCGATGGAGATCGAAAGGTTTCTACACTGACAAAAATCTTCGGTTTGAACCCCGCTACATCGCATCGTATTGTCAAACTCGGCCTCCCTACACTCGGATGGCCAAGCCTCAACGAGCGCTCCAAGTCCTGGGACGGCGCCAAGCTACAAGCCGATTCTCTAGCAGCCGCTGCTGCGTTTCAGGAAGTAAGATCACAGTGGGATATATCGAAGTCGGATAATCTCAAGTTGGCCGCGTTCTCCAAGAACAGTATTGCCAAAGCAATGCAGAAGTGCGCCGACGCTGTTGGCAGTATGAAGTTCGTCAAGTACCGCCGCGTACTTGATCGGAATGTCACTCCGCACGTCTGGACGACAATCGAGACTCCGATGAACGGTTTGGAGATATCCGAAGCCTTGAAAACCCTCGCGACTGCAATCAAGGAAATCGGCCTGTTCGAAGCCTTCTGGCTAGGCGGTCAGCCGAACCAAGACGGCCAGCCGACTAACCCGTTCGCAGGCTGGAATAAGCTGACTCCCGACCAGATCAATTACATCGCTACAACGGGCCAACTTCCGCCCGGAGTAACTGATGAAATGCTTTGGGGCTCAGCCACCAAAATCGTCATGCCGAACCCGGTGAAAAATAACTAGCCTTGCCCTAAAGTATCGAGCATGGCGACCAAGACCAAAGACCCCAAAAAGGCGCAACCCAAAGCCAAGAAGCCAACCCCGAAGCCCGCTCCCAAGAAGCCAATCCTACCGCCGAGGATTCCGAAGGACGATTCCATGTTCGGAGTCATCAGCAGCCACGAACGTTTCGGCATGGGGATCAGGTTCTTCGCCACCAGGGCAGCCGCTGACCTTTGCATGTCAGCCGACCGCGATGCCCTGTTCTCATTCGAGCTGGATCGGATAGGCAGAGTCCCGCATTCGATGCGCCTGGCAATGGCCCTCTGCGACGGCCTGGAAACTATGGGCGCGGAAGCCGGAGCGATGTGCATCAATAGCCTCGGTTTCGCGTGAACCAATCTGTACCAATCTATATCGCCCTATACCGCCAATGCAGTATCAATCGCGGCGTCTCCGATGCGCCGTCTGCGGCCACGAACGCCAGACCCATTGCCATCCCGAGGATGCGGACGCGATGAAGCCGACACGATGCTTTTATATCTATCGCGATAACATCCATTGCCCTTGTACTCAGTACATCGCAGGTCCGCTTGTCTTGAAGAATGATTAATGCCCCAAATTTTTGAAGCGCCGATTGCTTCGGACCCAAGGGTTCTAGCCCTGCGCAAGCAGTTCGCGGCCAAGGTCCAGCGTACCGTCGATGCTCGTTCCGACCTGGGTGTTTTTATCCAAACGGTTGTACAGGACGACCACGGTGCTCCGCTCGAACTTTCCGATATGCATAGGGCTTGGCTTACGCATGTTACATACTGCTGGCAGAATAATCTCAAAGCGATTGTTCTTGCTCACTTCGGCGCCGGAAAAAGTAGTACGCTCGCCGTTCCTGCCGTCGCCTGGATGCTTGGGCACAGCCCCGGACTCCGGGCCAAGGTCGTAACGAACGACGATGCAAATGCAGTCCGCCGTGTATCCGGTATCAGTAACATCATGGAGTCGCCGATATACTCCGAGATATTCCCCGCTTTCAAAAAGGGTACCAAATGGACCGACCACGAACTCTACGTCCAGCGCCAAGGCCACGCCTTAGATCCAAGCGTTCAAGCCCGTGGCGTTCTTACAACCGGCATCGGTGGTCGCGCCGACCTGATTGTATTCGATGACGTTGTAGATCAACGTAACTCTATGGACCCAGGTCAGCGCCGCAAAGTGGCCGCGCTTATAGACGGCACCTGGTTGTCACGTCTGGAGCCTGACGCCAAAGTCTTGTATGTCGCAACGCTTTGGCATCTTGACGACGCAACCCATCACCTGATTGACCGCCGGGGTTGGTGTACATTGAAGCAGAGCGTTTCGGCTGATTGTCAGAGTATAGAGCAAGAGGTTTTTGGTGCGGGCGATAATTATCCGGTAGTATAATTATACGGAGGCATAACGGTGACGATGATATGTTCTTTTCCAGATTGTGGGAAACCTTACAATGCCAAAGGGCTTTGTGGTCGATGCGCCGCTTTGAGTTTCCCCGCCCTGACCTAGCCGTCCCAAGTGCTCCGCTTCACTGGCGGGCGCTCGGCGATGGTTGGGAAATAGTCGATATTGCAGGCGTGAGATACGGGGCTGTATATGGACCGTACCGCCGTACAACTCGTAAAGGTACACGAGACGCTTATCGCGCGTACAAACTCCCGCATCAAATAACTTGGGAGGAAAATTTAGATTTTGCAATAAAGCATGTGGAAGAACACGCTATAAAGTTCTACCTATCCATAGTGCGTTTTGCGTTGGCCCTATGAAAGACGATCTGATATTCGAGTGGGGCTCCCTCGACAATGCAACCTACTGGACCCTTGTCGTAAGCGCCCGTCGTGATGACCCGGTGGCGAAACCCGGTACCGTGTTCTTTATGCGCGGGAGTGTCGATCGGCGCGCAGGTGGTCTATACGACGGGAGCATTCACGTCCCCCCCTGTCTTCGTCAGGGTAGGCGCACTCGGTGAAGAATCTGTTCCCGTCGGGGCGTTCGATTCTCTTGCTGCAGCCAAGTCTGCCGTCGAAGCCGCCTATCTGCGCTGGGTTATAGGACGTGAACAATGAGTGTACTCAACTGGGAAGAACGCTATCCGGGCACATGGATAGTAGAGTTAGCGCCGGACCAATTCGGGCCGGGTTTCGCTATGGTGCTGTCAACGTTGGATGACCGCTTCCGTGTAATTCTATATTGGCGCGATTCGATAAACTCTCCGAGGTTGAAGCCCGATTTCAGGACGCTCGAACAAGCCCAGCAGGCTGCCGAGATAACGTATATCGAAGGATGCTTACGTGCAGACGGATAATCCTGACGATGTTGCTTTGCTCGAACGTGTCCGCGCTTCGCTTGGCCCGCAGCATGTAGTAAAAGACATGATCGGTATGAGCGGGGCCTATCGTATGACGACATACTGCGGCCTTCAGTATACGGTTCCATCAGGCCATATGCCGATGAACGCGCCTTACTCCTGCGAGGTTTGCCTTGCCGGGTTATACGCAACTCGGCCAACTATCCTATAGTAAAATACTATGAGTTCACAGACAGATATAAAGACCCGTTGCCCAGTATGTAGTGTGCCTTTTTCTGTGTTGTCTACTTCCCTTTGCTGCCGTCGGCATTCTGAAGTCGAGACGCTACAGGAGTTAGGCTATGGCCGCACTTCGCACACGGCTGGAACAATAACAACGGCTGACCCCAAGCTAATACGAACAGACTCAAAGACAATGTTGTGGGCACCAACGTGGGCGCTTTACATCGCGCGGGATGCCAAGCTGTCTACCAAGGCGCGGGTTACTTTGATTCGGCACCTGCGGGATTTTCCACAGCGTCAAACGCTTTTGCTTGTGCGCCGGACTCTAGGTGTAAACATGCATGCCTGGTATCTGACTTTCGGTGTTGTTACTCTTGAAAATATGTTCGACTCGCCGAAGTATAGGCGACAGTTCCTAGACGAGTTGCCATGCCCATGACCCCACATTATTGGCGCAAGGGTGAAACGGAGTTTACTTACCACGTTGGTTGCTCGTGCCAGGATTGCTATAACATTTGGCTATGCAACGGCTTGCGCAAAGAGCGTGAAGCGAAAGAGCAGAAGGCCAAGCCGTGACGCAAAGCCCGTTCCTGTTTCGCATATGGCGTCTTGGCTTCGTTCGCTATTCAGGAATGGCAAATATCGGTGGCTGGCGTCCCCTATTTTGGCGCTTCTGGTGGGACCTGCGCATTCCCCTTCCGGCTGGCAGGTACGCAACCAAGAGCAATGTGAAGGACTTCCTCGCCGTTCCTGAGACTCTGCACTGGCGGCCAGTCGGCGCGCGAGCTTTCGACGAGCATTTTTGCGGCGCGTCTAATACCGAGCCTTGGACCATTGTTTTGATTTCGGTCACATGCCTACGGTGTATCGAGATGGCGGAACCGCTTGTCACGCAATATAAAACCAACACTCGTTGAGGGCCAAAATGAAACCTAAAGAATACGCAGTATTAGTTCTTGCTGTTGAGGCCGGGGTTGCCCGTGGCTGGACCCAAGCGCACAAGCACGTTGAAAGCCCGGACTCCGAGGCTATCAAAGATCAGATTGAGCAAGCTGTAACGAGCGAGATTTGTGATTGGTTTACATTCGATGACGAGTCGAAAGCGCCCTAGTTACATCGTCGGACTACTAGCGGAAAATCCTCCCGACACCCTAAAGCCTTTCGTGAAGGAGGGTTCGGCCAGAAGGAATTGTTAAACCCGTTCGAGTAGTTCAACCTGTTACTAGGAGATTGAGACAATGAGAAAGATCAGTTTGCTTGCCTTGTTTCTGTTCGCTGCTAGTCCACCGAATGCTTCAGCCGCGCATGCTGGTGTTGTTACCAGCTTCACGCTGATCAACGCAGAGACTAACAAGCCCATTGCAGGGTTCGACCCGATGTCAGCCAATGCTGTTCTCAACTTTGCTACACTTCCGACCAATAAGCTGAATATTCGAGCCAACACAATAGGAACTACTCAAAGTGTTCGTTTTGGATATGACGCGAAAGCGATTTATAGAACGGAGAACGTCTCGCCGTATGCCTTCGATGGTGACACGAACGGCGATTATTATAACTGGACACCGACTCTTGGTGTTCACACAGTAACTGCTAGGCCGTACTCGGCTGATGGGGCGGGAGGTTCAGCAGGTGCTTTGGTCAGTATTGCGTTTACAGTAACCAACCAAACGCCTGTAGATGCGGGTGTCCCGCCTGATGCGTTGATGGTGTATTTTGACGAATTCGGATACGAGAAGTGTTCGACGGGGGGATATGTCTCGAACCCTGGAAGCAATGACTATCCTATTTGCGGGCCAAAACCGCCGGATGCGGGGGCAACCTATGTGCCGCCGCAAACTCTTTGGTGCCCTAACCCCGGAGGTGGTCACCTGCCCCCGGTCAAGGCAGGGTGCGCAGTTTGCACGGAATCGGAAAAATGCCTCTTAGCTTGTACGGGGGGCCTAGGTTGCTATTTTGTAAATGGGATCTGCATCGCGTCCGAAGTCTACTGCGAGCCGTAACCATGAAACCCAAACATGCCTTTTTGCTGGCAACCCTGATTTTGGGGGTTTCAATCGTTTCGGGGGTAGTAGTAGTGGTTACGTCAGAGACAGAAAACGAAACGACAACTCAGGTTGCATCCGCCCGAGAAACCGACAACGAAAACTTGGGAGCACCATCGTTCAAACTGCCTGCTCCATTACTCCAGCACTACAGGCGGATGGAGGAAGCGCGCGAGTTCATGACGGATGAACTGCTGGCAGATAGGCTTACAGAAGCGGGGGCCGAAATTGTGCCGCTGGACCCTCACGACGGCAATAAGCGGATAGCGTTGCTGGCAGAGATTGACGTGTGCTTTCGCGCAAACAACGTCACTCAGGGCCGGGCGATTGCCGTCTACTTCACGTATTACATGGGAGAGGACGGAGTACTAAGCCCGGAAAAAGTAGTTATTGAAGCCTCTACCGTGCCGCCGGAGGAAGATCGGATCGTCATGGGGTGCTTGAAAGATGCGCACCTGAGAAAACTGCCGAAGTTTTCTGACCGGGTAAAGCCGGGCATGAAAGCGGGAATCCCCACGGTGATCCCCACCGAGGTTGGGCGACACGTTTGGGCGCAAACGGCGCTAGCCAACGGGAAGTAGAAGGGCATGAACATGAAATCTCGACCAGCCCATACGGACTGGTCGAGATTATCTTTTTAGTAAACAAGGGAAAGTAACATGCCAAAGTATTCTTTTATCGTAGACGCCAACGTCACGCTTGTAACAACCGTTGAAGCTGATGACTTGAAGGCGGCTATAGCAATCGCCAAGAAGCGCGATGTACAAAACCTTTGTGAAACCTGCTCGCCCCAAGGCGACAACGAGTGGACGCTTGAAGGGAACCTTGATTGCGACGTCGCAGACTTTGAGTTGATGGACCTGGCCCTCGACGGCGTTGCAGCAGGCGATAAGTTTCAAGAAGCCCAGAGGCTATTCAATCGGGAGGACGTATGACAATCGAGACGCATAACGAGAATTGCATGCGCAAGGCTGGTTTGCCGTTTAAGCCCATATGTACATGCGAAATTGACAACCCCGTTCTGCTCTCTGTGCCTGATGGGGTGCTGCTTTGGGAGGCTAAGATGGGCATGCCGTGGCCGGTCAATCAAGCAGACGCCAGCGCAAGAGAAGCGCAAGACATGCTTTGCTCAGCCCTGCGGACTAACGTGCCGGACATGGATGAGGAATCGGTCAAAGCCCACGTTGACGAGTACCTTTTATTCTTGGGCAAGCTACTCGTCATGCTGGAAGTCGAGACGCCTACTCCGGCCAAGGGCGCGGCCATATTGACTGTCGCTGAATGGCTCAAGCTGGAAACGGTATCGAAAGAGAATCTGTCAATCATGGTATCGCTTATGGAATCGGTGAAGTTACTGCGCGACAAGCTGGGCGGAAAATTCAAGTCCGATGCCTAAAGTACCGCCATGAGTTTTGACCCATCCGATATGTACTTGGACTCCGGCGATGATTACCGGAACGGCGATACGTCGCAGGAGACGGAGTTCGATGACGTGACGGCTATTGCCGAGACTGCCCTTGGACTCCGTGTCAAGTTCAACGAAACCGGAGTCCAGCGTTGGCTTGCCAAGAAGGGCATTCGAGTTGGCAGCGGTGTCCAGAACAAGGGCGATACAGGGACGCTCAAGGTGCATGCTTGGCTTGTTGAGAAGTGGGACGATGAGCCGGACGGGCCGGGTTCGGACGCGGTGTTTATCCCAAACTGTGTCTGTCTGCGCGGTTCGACAAAGGCTATTCTCGTGTCTCTGCCCGACGGCCGCGAAGAATGGATTCCGCTAACGCAATTGGACGAGGCCAGTGAAGTAAAAAACGATAGTGATTCGGGTATGCTCGTTGTAACTCGATGGATTGCCGAGCAGAAAGGTCTAGTGTAATAAAATGCGAACCATGAGCGTGGATGACGAGTTGGCAGTAATGGCAAAAGAGATAAAGCGGTTGAAAGCCGATTTGGCCAGTTCGCAACGAACACTTGACCGAGTAGAAAAACAACTAGAAGCATCACGTGAACAAGTAGAAGAACTCCAATATTCCGAACAATACGGACTTCCCGCCTATCAGCGCAGCCAGTATTTGGAACGCATTTTTGATCTAATCCCCGAGACAGAACAATGTGTAACTCGGCAATTAGAAGTAGCCGGAGATATAGAACTGCGTAACTACTTAGTCGCGCAAATTTCCAAGTACGCCGGGGGCGGGAAGTGGGACTGAAGTTGAAGTTGCCACTTCCTGGCGCGTATCGTATCTATTGGAGTCAAGCCGTGCGGGGTTACGGCAAGAGGAAACCAATGGATAACAAGCTAATCGCTGTTACAATACTCTTAGCTATAACGACCGGCATGATTCTTCTTTCACTACTGTTGCCGAGATGAAACTCGAAACGCTGATTTTGTTTATTCGGTCGGTGTGTCCCGAGTACTTATCGGGATGCCCATCGCCGGATATTCGACAAGAACTTGCTCATGTAGTTATTGCCGAATCGCGCTCAGCCCACCAAGACGCCATGATCGTCGCTGCTGTTATTGCCCATGAGTCAAAGTTCAAGCAGAAGGCCAAAGGCCGTAAAGGCGAAGTCGGACTCATGCAGATAAAACCCGATGGTGTAGCGGCTTTCACCTGCCGGGATTTACTCGCTGGTCTATGGCAGATTGCTTTCAATATACGATGCGGAATTCGAGTCATGCTTCGGGCTCGTCGAGTCTGCGGCAAAGACGCTCCTGCTCTTGAATGGCTAGGAATCTATAATGGCGTTCGGAAGTGCGTTCCTAGCAGATATGCAAGAAGCGTTTTAGGATTGCTACAATCAAGATATCTAGTGTCCTAATGCCAAACTCGAACGACATAATCGACCCGCCTACTAGCCCCGGTACTGCTGAATCCCAACGTCGTGATGAGCTATATAAAATCAGTGTTCTTGCAGAAGCCATGCGGAAGAAGCTGGTTGCTAACGCATATAAGGGCGGTTGGCAGAATATGTCCGTGCCGTATATGATGGATCGTATTACTGACGAGCGCAATGAACTAGACAACGCAATCTGGCGTTTAAATAAGTTTCGCAAAGCGAACAATGGAAAAACCCCAAGAGTGCTTCTTGAAGATATTTTGAGTGAAGCCGCCGACATAGCGAACTTCGCCATGATGATCGCCGATGTAGCCGGAGCATTACATAACTACGATGACTATAAGGAATAGCGTAATGAGTCAAGGTTCAAACGATGTATCTGATGGAATTACGAAGTTTCTTTTCTCAACCCTTCTTTGGATATTCCTTGGTGGATTGCTAATCTTTGGATACGTATGTGGAAAGTGAGATTGCTACAATGAGCGACGAACAGACAGAAGAACAGAAACGCCCCCTCGTTTTCTACGTGCTGAAAAATAACTCCGGCATGACTGAAACCGAAGCCAAGTCCAAAGGCGTCTTGGCTTGCGATGCCCTTGTCTCAGTACCTATTTGGCTCGATAAGTCTAGGGCTATTCCGGCAGTAAATCCCGATCACAGGCAGCAGGTTATTTCCTGGACACCGGACGGGACGCCGATGCCAAGCTTGGATATATTTCGAGTTTGGGGCTTGATCTGCTTTGACTTATCTACACGTCCCGATCTTCCGCCTGCCTGGAAGATGCTATGCGCCATGGTGAATAACTTGATCGAATCCACGATGAAGAATCCTACTCAAGCACCGCAGCTTCCAAGTCCGATTACTATAACGCCACCGATAGCAGATTTGGGCGAAGCTATACCGGCCCAAGATTTGAAGTAAAAAATTTACATCCGCCCCTAAGAAAGGGTTCATGAAAAATCTATGGCTTGCGGCACTGGTGCTCCTCGTCGCCTGTGGTTCTACAGGCCCGACGGCTGACCCCGAGTCGATTCGGGGGAAGACGCCCCCGGGCGTGGGGCTGCCCGGGGACGCCACGTCTAGGGTTAGACCCCTACCCAGCGAACCGACGCCAGCCATGGCGCAAGGGGGAACGTCTGGCGGTGGGTCTAGCGGCGGAGGTTCGGGAGGAAGCCCAGTCGTCGGAGGTTCGGGAGGTTCAGCCGCAGGAGGTTCGGGCGGCTTGGGAGGAAGTCCAGCCGTGGGAGGTTCGGGTGGAAGCGTGCTTCCTCGTGACGCAGGAATCGCGCCTGTAGATACACGAGTTCCGGATTCTGGAATTATACCGGTGGATACACGAGTGCCGGATTCCCAAGTTATATCGGTGGATACACGAGTGCCAGATTTTGGAGTTGGGAAGCAGCCATCATTCAGTGCTGTTTACTTCACACCATTAGATGTTTCATTGAAATGGGATAATCTACCGAATGCAACGTATTTGGGTATTTATAAGGTAGACGCGGCTCTGGATGGGCGCAAAGTTACGGTTGGTATTTATGCGCTTTCCTGGCAACCGTCTAATCGTTATCTTGTTTCAGGAGATACCCAGATTCGGGTAACAAACCCATATATCGTCGGAGGAATAATATATCCGATGTTTATACTTACGTATAACGATAATGATGGGCATGCGGGTCAGCTCATGGCTTCGGTTGTACCCATTGAATAAATGCCCATTCCTCTTTCATTCGTATATTGCGCTGCGTACGACTGGCGGTTACTCCCGTTCTCAGTTGCGAGTATATGGGAGTACGCCGACGAAGTAATTCTTGGAATTGATAAGAACCGCCGGACTTGGACCGGCGGAACCTTCACGCTAGACACGCAAGAAGTTCTGGCAGCCCTTGCAGCGCGGGGCTGTCAGGGTCCCAAGATAGTCATAGTCGAGGAAGATTTCTGGCGTGACGGTGACATAACTCCGCTGGTCGAGCTAATGGGGCAGCGGCAGTTCGACCTGATGTACAGCAATCCTGTTGAGCATCCCGTCGCACTGAAGCTAGAAACCATGCAGCGTAACAGGCTTTCGCACGCTATAAAAAGCGGCAATTTCGGTGTGTCTATAGACTGCGACGAAGTAGCTTTGGACATGCCGAAGTTCCACGATTGGTTCCAAGCCCACCAGCGCCCGTTCATGGCGCACTGGGTGAATATCTACAAGATTATTGGAGACACGGCTATTGTAGTTGACAAGGCCGGAACTTATGACCTGATGCCGATTGGCTTCTCAGGCGTTGACAAACATAGGCGGGGTAGGCTGACGGAAGCGCCTTATTACTTGATAAGCCCGTTGCAACTGCTGCACTTCACGCTAGGCGGACGAACACGAGACGAGATAGAGCAGAAGCTACAAAACTGGGGCCATGCCGGTGAGCAGCCAATTAGTGAGTTCATGGCCCTTTGGGATAGCGTGAACCTTGACAATTACACCGAGGTCAAACCGTACGGGCCGTTCAGCGATAGCAAAGTCTGGTCGCGCTTGAAGGCAATTCCATTGAAGGAGCTAGGGATACAGCTATGAAAAAGAAACCGAAGTCAAAACATGGGAAGTAAACCGCATATCACAGTGCAAGCTATTGTCAGTATTGATATCAAACATAAACTTGAAGTATTGGCCGATGCCGATGGTGAGAGTTTGTCCAAGTATACGGCGCAAGTTTTATACGCGCATGTTGCCAGAATGGAAGCCAGGGCGAATGGCCGCGCACGCGGGCAGGTAGTCGGCTTTTGAGTCGTCGTATTGATTGTATCTGTGGGGGAATCTGTGGCTATACGCTTTGGCAGGTATCGGTGAGTGAAGCTAATAGTCTGGAAGCTGACGGATATTTGGTTGTAGAGATGGATATGAAAAGCGCCGGTCGTGCTCGTCTTGTACGGGGCTGCATTCGTGATGTTCTTCGCGTTCGTAAAGCATTCCAGAATGGAAGCTATGCGTACCTGTCACAAGTGTAAGGCGCGTTTCCCGCGCGACAGTGGCTTTGACACATACACAGTAAATGCTAGTGTTTGGGTTTGCTGGTGGTGTTTTATCGAGGGCACGAAGAAAGTAAAGAGTAGTGGATCTCCGATTGTCAACCTGACTCGGGAAAATGAATGGTGTAGAATCTTGTCTATGAAAACTCTGTTACTGGCGAGTCTCTTTCTTCTTGGGTGTCCGCATCCCGTACCTTCGGGCGTTTCACCCGGGCTGATTGACTGCTCATTACAGGCAGTCCGCGACTACGGCATTCCGCTAATTCCCAAGGTGAATTCATGCATCACCGGCCAAGATTGGCAGTCGTGCTTGATTGGCTTGGTGAGTCCCGTGGCGAATATCACGGAGGATGTTCTTGCCTGTGTCGTTCAGTCGTCCGGTAAAAGTTACGCAGCTTCGGCAGCGGCCAATCCGAAAGATGCTATTTCTGCTGATGGGGCTGCACGAGCGAAGCAGTTTGTTACAGAACGTAATTACAAGTTCAAGGGAGAATGACCTATGCGTGATTATGTAGAATGGGCCGGTCGTAAGTTTGCAGGCCGTGAGGGCCTTGTACCTGTTGAAGTTGACGTTAGGTATGCAAGTGGGAAAGTTGGGCAAGCGATTAGGTATAAGTCACCTTCTGACGCCAAGAAGCTGATTAGCGAAGGCAAAGCAAAGCCCGTGGGAACAGCCGTTGGAATTACCAGTGCTGCTGTTCATACACCACCCAAAGCAGATTCGGATCTTCCAGCCAAGATTGAAAAAGCAATTGCAGGCGTCAAGAATTTTAACCAATCTGATCTGGATAGAAAGTCATTGGATCTGGACCCCAAGGTTGATGCGCGGCTTATTGAGTTGAAAGTCAATAAACTGGATCAGATGTTACGGTATGCAAGTTCGTCAACGGATGCTGCCAAACAAATAACGAATATAGCCGATGATGCGCATCCTTACGTGTTACATAGCGTCGTATCCAAACTTACGAATGACGGTTTGAACGCCATTAAAGTAATGAAGGGGGATTCTTACTCAACAACAGCGGGCCAAAGGAATGAGGCGAGGGAGCAACTTAGTTCTGTGCCGGATATTCTTGGGCGGTTAAAAGAAGCGGGTGGGCTTGGTGGGCAGACGGAGGTTCGGATATACACACCGACGAATCTTCAAAGGAATGAAGATCCCGGCCCGCGTGCATCGTTACCCAAATTTGCGCATCCCGCCGCGTTGAAGTTTTTGAGTACAGTTGCGAAGTTCAAGGCGGATAATCTGGCTGCGCATGAGGACGTGCAGTACTCGGAGGATTATGAAGACGAGAGTGATTGAGTGAACCCACATCATATAGCGGTTTATAATCACAGCACTCTCGTAAACGATGACGAGATTGCCTGGTGGGTTTTAGCCGTTGATAAACAGCTTCGCGAACACTGTGCTCCACTTTGGGACGGAGCCCCGTGCGGTGTAGCTTTTTATGGAAACGCACATCGTTTACCCGCCGACAAAACTGCGCTTCTCGGGATTGTAGATGACGACGGGAATGCCGAATCTGCCGGGTATCACAGTCAGATAGGTGACCGGATTTTCGGCTTAGTAGACATGAGCCAAGCCAAGAACCCGAGCGTCGTCCTGAGTCACGAGGTTCTTGAGATGTATGCGAATGCGCATCTTACTCGGAAGGTTTCTGGTCCCAAGGGCCGCGAGTATTACATCGAGATTTGCGATCCGACTCAGCGTGACGACTATCAGATTGAAGCGGAACTTTTCGGCAAGACCCGGCATATAGCTGTATCCGACTTCGTTCTACCCGAGTGGTATGGTTTACCGAACGTAGATAAGCATGATGGCCGGACTACGTACCTGGACCGTCATGAGTTGGAACAATTCGAGGTTGCTCCTGGCGGATATCAGATTGCCGAAGAATCCGACGGTGAAATTGTATTCTTGGCAAAAGCCGAAGCGAGAATGAGTCGGAGTTCGTTCAGTCGGACTGACCGTATACGTCGGCGAAAGTTCGTAAAAAATGCATCCGAGTCCTAAAGCATAGGCATGGACCCAATCCCTTCACGGATTCTCGGCTGCTATTTAGGGGCCGCACTCGGTGACGCTCTTGGCGCACCGCATGAGTTCAATAAGAATTGGGTTTCGAGGAAGCAGGTTTTGGCCGCTTACGATGGCCGTTGGACCGACGACACGCAACTTTCACGAGCCTGTTTTCTGGCGGTTCTGGACACCAATAAGAACCCACGTTGGGGGCTTTCCGCGAATACGCGGGAGCGTATACGAACGTGGGCTACGAACCCGGACGGTGGACACCGAGCACCAGGTTCGGCGTGCCTTATAGCTGGGGCGAACTTGGGCAATCCTGATTGGGAGCCGTCCCCGGAAGCCTTGGGCTCTGGGGCTGTAATGCGGGCGCATGTTTATGGGATGGCGTTTTCGCCCGCGCGGGCTATGAGTATGGCGTTTTCGCTAGGGAGTTTGACTCACGCTTTGGTAGCAGCGCAATATGCTGGCAAGTTCGCAGGCATTGTGAGTCGTCTTATACGACGCCCCGAACCGCTCAATTTGCCGAAGTTACATCGTGCATTGAATGTGAGTGACTTAGACTCGAATCATGGTTGGTTGTCAAGTACGGCTTTGGCCGCTGCTTGTAAAATGTTCGTCCAGTTCGGTGGGTCTTTTGATATCGTTGAAGCCGTCGCTGGTATGCCGGGCGACTCAGATACAGTAGCTTCAATGGTCGGGGCTTTGTTTGGCGCTGCTCACGGGTATGAGGCACTTCCTGCGGGGTTGTTGCGGAAGCTAGAAGATCGCGCAGGTTTAGAGCGGGAAGTTTGGGAATTTTTGGGCGCGTTCGATAAAGGTGGAGTACAGCAGGAGGTTTCCAATGGACGACAAGCCACAGGTTAAGCAGCTTTCAAAAGAAGCCCAAGACGGGCTGGACGCCGCTACAGCAGACTTTTTCAAGAAGTCTGCCGAGCAGGCCAAGGAATTTCCCAAAGGCCCGGAGTGGGATAAATTCCGCGAGGAATTCTTGGCTAGTCCGAGTGGGCATGACAACCCGACGGAGTTTTACGCGCGCCGAGAAAGCGAATCTAGGCAAGCGGTTGTGGATGCGTATTTGAATGCAGCAAAGGCCAATCAGATTCTGAAAGACGCGGGCTTCGCCGAAGATGAGTGATAAGGTGGCAGCGTGCGGGCACCACGGGACTTCACGCATCTTCGCGGCAATCTGACCGGTATAAGTGATAGGCTTTTAGGCCAGCATCTTGAGTTGTACCGTGGGTACGTCGAGAAGCTGAACGCGATAAATGCCGCGTATCCAGTCACAGATTGGACCGGCCAAGCTGGTGTAACCGGCAGTCCGCAGAATCGCAGCGACCTGAATCTTCTCGGGACGCAGGTTGCGCAATTGGCCCTGACACAGCCTATCGGCCCGGTTGCCGATGCCCTTGCCGTTGTGTACAAGGAGTTCGATGAACGTGGCGGCAAGAACTTTCGTCCGAGCATCTACTTCGGCGACGAAGATTTTTGGACGGCGGACAAGAGCATAAGCATCAGCGTCCCCTGGTTTCTTGCCACGCCGCATCTTTGGCGTCTTTCTGGTCGTACTCAGGCAACGAACTTCACGTTTGATCAAGTGCTCCGGTGCCTTCGGCACGAGCTAGGTCACGCGGTTTTCTTCGCCTACGAACTAGGCCAACATCCGTTGTGGGTTGCGACGTTCGGCGATGCGTCTGTCCATTACGGCGACGCCTACCACCCGGACCCTAAGAGCCAGGGATATGTCGAGTATCTGACAAACGCTCCTGCGCACTACGCACAGAAGCATCCCGAGGAAGCGTGGGCCGAAGCCTTCGGGCGTTGGCTGGATATGGGGGAGAACCAAGACTGGCGGGCCGAGTTTGCCGCTTGGCCTGGTGCCTTGGCGAAGCTGGAGGCCGTCGAAGCAATCTGCGGCGAGGTTCTAGGGCAAACCCCACCCAACGTTTACCTGGGCCGTCCCGACCCTTACACGACGCTGAGGGGCACCGTTGCCGAGCGCCTTGGGGTTCCCCGAACCGTTCAGCCGTTCAGCGCCCAAGGATGGTCGGAGCATTCTGAGTTACTTCGGCGCGAGCCGTACTTTTACAACGCAGTAGTTTTGCACGAGTTGTATTTCGAGCAGTTCAATCTTCCGACGCCAATGCAGCCGAGTATGACCCAAGCGGTTATTCAAGGCTGGGGTTCGGTTAATAGCTTCATGCTTGACCTTCGGGCGGCTGCTGGGAGTTCACACGGTTGGGTGTTAGTAGTCTGGGATTCGACGGAACGGCGAGCCTGGATTGCTCTTGTAGAACAGCATCATATTGGTGTTCCAGCAGGTTGCTCGATTCTTGTCGCTATCGACTGCTGGGAGCATTCGTATACTGCCGACTACGGGTTGCGAAAAGACATTTACCTAGCGGCGGTATTACAAGGCATGGACTGGGGTGTTGTCGAAGTTCGTTTGATTGTAACGGCTGGCATTCAAGTAAACGTCGTTGCGCCTGTTCCTGTAGTTGAGATTCCCGAGCCGGACCAAGACTTCGATCTGGCATTAGACTCGGATGACTCAGGCGCGCGAATGGCGGGTAAAGAGGGACTTGTACCAGTTGAAGTTGAGATCAAATACAAGTCCGGTAAAACTGGAACCGGCATTCGGTACAAGAAACCTGAAGTAGCAGCGAAGATGATTGCCGAAGGCAAGGCCAAGGCTGTTTCAACTGAAACGACCGGGGCGGCTATTTATAAGCAAGCGCCTGGTGTTTATAAAGCGTATGCCAAAAAGTTGATCGAGTCTGGAAAACCTGTTCCTCAGCATATTGTAGAAGCGGCTGGCGCAAAGCATCTTTCGGAATTGGTATTCAAAAAGATAAATCCAGAAGCATTGAAAGCGGCCTTGGCAAAGAGTGGTACTGGTGGGCTAACTCAAGCGGTAACGAAATCTGTTATTACTACAAGTGATGGCGTTATTGCCGATCCCGCCAAGGCTGCGCAGGAGTTAGCAGGTAAGGTCCCTAAGCCGAGCGATATTATGGCCGGTGCATACGCATCGACGAATCCTCATGGATTACCGGTCGAGCAGTTGTCTGACGCCGCGGACTTCTACGGTTACTTGGCAACGAATATATCCAAGCACGTTACCGACCCCGAGAAGGCAAAAGAGTATATCGAGTATTGGCAGAAGGATTTTCTCAAGTACGCTGGGACAGCATCAGTAGCATCAGCGGCAAAGTCTGTGCATTCGTATTTGAGCAAAAAGATACCGGGGCTTGAACCGCCGCCCGTGTTCGAGAGTGCTGCAGCGCCGAAGGAAATCAAGACAGGTAAAGAGTGGGCTCCAATTACGACAGCAGGGGCACCACCGAAGGATCTTGCTGAGGCAGCGGCTGTATTTGCTGAGATTCCCGCAAGCTCCCGGATATCTGTGAACTCAACGCAAGCATTCGGCGCTTCGTACAATGCCGCAAAAGCTATCCACAATGCGTATGATTCTTGGGCCGTCGCTGCGAACAACAAGTATGCTTTACAAATGCGGGATGTCGCATGTCGTTATTTAGCAGAAATTTCCGGGGTTCCGGCGAGTGATGTCCAGGCAATGGATAATGCTGGCCTTAAAATGAAATATGGGGCGGGTGATAATGCCCATAATAATAGTCGTTCAGATCAGGCCGAGGGTGTTAAGACTGTTAAGGAAGGTTTCCGAGCAATGATGCGGGAAACGCAAGCCGCTCTTGCTAATGACCCGGAGTATATTACTTTGTACCGTGGTATGTCATTGTCGGAAGAGACGGTTGAAAAGGCGAGAGATACTGGCCTTATGCCTATGAACGTTCTCAATTCTTTTTCCTTCAGTAGCGCCGTTGCTGCTGGATTCGGCGAAACAGTATTTGAAGTGAAGGTGCATAAGTCTCAAATATCAGCAACGGATGCGGTGCACAAGTTACACGGCAAAGAGAGAGAAGCTATTGTAATGTCTGTATCTGGGGGTATGCCGTTTAAGTCATTTTCGCATCCTGAAGGAAAGTCAGTAGGTACTGAGGCAGAAGACCCGTGGAAGAAAATTGAGTACGAGAAGATTGCAGGCCACCCGCTAGGTCCCGAAGATGTCGAATCAAGCTAGACGACTCCCGTCGCTGCCACCTTGGGATCACTGGAACGCTGAGCGCCTTGCGCGCGAGCAGGATGAGAACCTGCGTGCCTTTGAGCGTGGCTTTCGTATGCGGGCTTTTTCTGACGATGAGAGGATGTACCCGTCGTTCGAGTCGTGCTACGCCCACGGTGTTGTTGTTGGTGAAGTCGCGCGTCGAGGTTGGCCGGTGTTCATGGGCGTGGACTTGGCCGGTACGAAGCGACCGGGCAATGTGATTTTCATCGCGGCCCTGGACCCGCAGACCCAAAAGCGTTATCCGTTGGAGGTTCTAACCGGTGCTTGGTCGAGTCCCGAGACGGCGCAACAAATTTCAATGGCGGCATCTCGTCATTCCAACGTTCGTTATATAATGGTCGAGAACAATGGCTATCAGCAGGCGCTAATAGATTGGGTGAAGTCGAGTCCGGCAGATCATTCGTTCTGGTACAAAATTGAGAGTTACACGACAACGGGCACGTCGAAGAACAATTTGCTAATCGGTATGCCGTCGCTTGAAGTTGAGTTCAAGAACAAGGCGTGGGTTATTCCATATGACGAATTCGGTGGCCACTATGTAACTTGCCATTGTGGCTGGTGTACTTGGAAATCCGAGGTACGTGATTATCCCATGTCAGCCACAACTGATACAGTAATGGCCATGTGGTTTTGCCGCGAAGCTATTGCGAAGTGGGGCGACACTTCCGCGACTCAAGGCGGCCTTGGGCTTCAGGGCCTGAATAATCGTTGACGCTGGTTAGCCCGCGTGTCACATTTCGGACGCGCTATGCAGATTGTCCGGGTGTTCCGTGCGCTGTTCAAGGTAGGTCAGGCCGAGTTGGCCCTTGCGACCGGCATCAGCGCCCGTGAGTTAGCCCGCATTGAAACTGGCGAGGCGTTCCCATCGAGGGAGACAGGCCGCGCCCTGGACATAGCGATCATGCGAATTCTCGTTGATCGTATCCGGGAGTTTGATATAGCAGGACCAGTAATATGAGCGAAATGCGGATTGAATACGTGGCGATTGACGCGGTTCTGAAGTGGCCTCGGAACCCCAAACTCCATGATGAGAACACGCTAGATTCCAGTATCGAGCGGTTTGGTTATGTCCAACCGTTGCTGTTCGATGAAACATCGGGGCGGCTAGTTGCCGGGCACGGGCGGCTCGATGCTTTGCAGCGCCGGAAGCGTGAGGGTAAAGAACCTCCTGCGAGGGTCAAGATTTCAGACAGTGGTGCTTGGTTGGTGCCAGTTGTGCGGGGTGTGGGTTTTGCGAATGAGCAAGAGGCAGAAGCATTCTTGTTGGTCGATAATCGTTTGGTCGAGTTGGGTGGTTGGGATGACAAACAGTTGGCAGAGATGCTTGAGTCTTTGCAATCGACTGACGGTATAGATTCGATTGGTTGGAGTGGCAAAGAGATTGATCGCCTTATAGCGGATACGCGGGGCGAGGTTGTTATTGGAACTTTACCGGAGCAGGCGGCTGTTGTATATGAGGAAGGTGCCGTAAAGCAAATGGTCTTTTACTTTTCCGGGGATGAGTTTGATTCCGTTATTTCCCGTATGGCGGCGATAATGGATTCCAATAAACTCGGTTCCCATACGGAACTTTTCATGCACTTGTTGAATTCGTATGATGGTAAATCTGCATAGACAGGGGATTCCTTTCGACCGTGGCGGCAAGTTTCGCGTGGCTAAGGATAGTGATGCGGATGTTCTTATATCTAGCAGTACGCGGGTGTTCGACGGTGCCGAACCAGTTATTGTTTATCAGACTATCAGCCACGATGAAATTGGTGCCCTATTGTCGGCGTTCAGGGCGACAAAATTTTCCAGCAGCACTAGAACAGGTGGCCTTTTAACGCATAGCCGGGTTTTTGGTTTCCAGCCGCGTGTAACTGTACGCAGGGATTATTGCTGTATAACTAGTCTGGCGGCAGAGGCCCCGAAGGAGAATGGTGTATTTTTTGACTACGCTCGGCAAGCGAGCCGTTTGTTTGAAGATGCCCTGCCGTATAAATTTTTGGCCCATAAACAACTTGTGGACTCGGCGGTTAGGCCGGTTTGGCGGATACCGGATTCGGTTTATACTTCGGGGATTGTGAATAAGGACAATGCTTTGCACTATCATACTGATAGCGGAAACTTCCCCGGTTCTTGGAATGCTATGTATGCGCTAAGCCGTGATTGCGCTGGTGGCAACTTGGTACTTCCCGAGTATCGTTTGGCGTTCAGTTTTTCGGAACCCGCGTATATTGTTTTCCCCGCGCAGGAGATCGTTCACGGTGTAACGCCATTGCATACACGTTCTGCCAGTTCGTATAGGTATTCTATAGTCTTTTACGCCTTGGCCGGAATGCGCCATTGCCTACCGCCAGAAGAAGAACTGCAAAGAATCCGCGCGGTTAAAACTACTCGGGAGTTGAAACGCGCAGGTTTGGTGAAAACATGAACCTGAGTACCGTTGAAGTTGGCGGGATGAAGTTTGCCGTACGCCCGGATTCTTCGGACCTGAAGGCCATTCGTGAAGTGATTGAGCGGAAGTCTTACCGGAGAAAAACATTTGAATTGAACGATGCGGCCTGGTTGGATTTTGGGGCAAATATCGGCGCGTTCACTGTACTGGTTGGTCGCCTGGGTTCGCGCGTCGTGGCTTTCGAGCCGGACCCGGAGAGCTTCTATATCCTAAAGCGCAACGTAGAATTGAACGGTTTGGTGGGGCGGGTCGAGTTGGTGCAGGCTGCTGTTACGCATGACGTTGCGGTTAAGTCACTCACGCTGCACCAGAATTCTAAGAATCGGAATTTTTGGAGGAACTCCGTTATCCATAAATGGCGCGGAGGTACTAGCGTGGAGGTTCCGGCGGTGTACTGGAAAAATGCTGTTCGCGATGGTTGGTCTTGCAAGATGGATATTGAGGGTTCAGAGATGGGTGTTATTGAGCAGATGTCGGAACGCAAGTTCAACAAACTTGTTTTCGAGTGGTCGTTCGATATAGACGGTTCCATACCGAGGTTCGTTTCTGCGGTTGGTGGGTTGCGCGGCGTGTACTCGAATGTTGTTTACGCCAAGTTTGACGAGAGCAAGCCCGTATGGGACAAGTCTTGGTTTCCGCCGTGTAGGACGGTTTGGTGTTGGTGATGGTTGGATAAAAGAAAAGGACACACAATGACTGACACTGATGGATATCCGCAACGAAAAGAAATGTTCGATGTAGTTATGCTGAAAGACGGCGTTAACGATCTCATTGCAAAAACCGCAGATTTCAAGCGCGTGCCGATTGAAGCGGAAGCGCCGTTCGCAGCCATGACCCATCCCGACGTCCAGGCCGCAGCAAAGGGCTTCCGCGTTCTGTTCGCGGTCCCGCCAGGCGTTGCGACCGAGCCCGAGATTCATGCTCGGCGCAGAGAGATGGAAGGCGAGACAGTTGATCGGAGCAAAATCTGATACGCTCCTTGGGCAGGATGGATTTTTCAGGTCTGCGTAATTGGGCGCGGCGTTTCGCTGGTCGCCGGTTAGGGCTGGAGCCCGTGGAGCGGACTGTGACCAAAAATGGCAAGACCCACCAGCAGATTTATTGGGTGTCAACGAAGGTAGCCGAAGACCTGAAGGATCGTGGTGTCGTCAAAGCGCCGAGTACGGAGAGTTTGGCGAAGCAGCAGACTAAGATGGCGAAAGATGGGAAGCCACAGGTCCCGCGAGGCAAACGCTGGTCGCCCCCGGCCCCACCTGTTCCTGGGTTGCCAGCGAGTACAAGGGATGCAAATTTCAAGATGGGTGTGCCCACTTCTGAGCGGAAGGTTATACATGACAAGTTGGTGGCTGATGCGTTGAGTAAGGTCACGCCAGTTCCGGCGGGTATGGGCAAGGAAGCCATTTTCACAATGGGCGGTCCTGCGACTGGAAAGTCGTCAATGATGCAGGGTATTGACGAAAGCAAGTTCGTAAAAGTTGACCCGGATGGTATAAAAGCAGAATTGCCGGAATATCAGAAGGCCATATCTGGCCCAATTGTGATGGAGAACGCGGCGCATATGGTGCATGAAGAATCCTCATATGTAGCAAGTCGTATACGTGATGAAGCGATTAAAAGCGGTAGGTCGTTGATTGTTGATGGTACCGGGGCCAACACTGGAAAGATGCTCCGCGCTATAGCTGATTTGAAGAAGGCCGGGTATCACATCACCGTACTCGCCGCCGATTTGGAGGATGTGGATACTGCGTACTTACGCGCCTCTGAGCGTTCCGAACGTGAGGGTCGGCTTGTACCGGAGTCCGAATTGCGGCGCATACATAGTGAGGTTCCCGGTAGTTTTATGCAGATTGCGAAAGCCGGTGTTGATCACATCGAACTATTCGACACGTTCGATAGGAAACCACGTTCAGTGTTTTCCAAATCGGAGGGCAAGGAAACCGCGCACGATCCGGCGTACTTCGCCAAGTACAAAAAACGGGCGGGCGTTCGCTGAAGGAATAGATATGAAACCCGGTACAAAAGAGTGGCAAGAGGTGGTCGGCCGTCAGGCGGCTGAAACTAGGAAACGGCTGATTGAGGCTTGGGGAAAAGCGGAAGAAGAACTTCCCGACCAACCGAAGGATTTCAAGCCCGGTGAGGGTATGGCGTGGCCGGTCGAGGAGTTTGATGATTGAAAACAGTGGTACTCTGAGTGCCGGAGGTTTCTAGCCATGCCAATCAGCAATGCCGCCGAGTTGGAAAAAGCAAAAGATACGTACAAGGGTCCCGAGCAAGGGCCGTTGACCGAGGGTCTTACCGACCAGCCCAAGCACACGGAAGCCGCGATACTCGATCCTATCCTGCCGAACCATGCCGAACCCGAACCCGTCTAAGGAGTTCAACGCTGACGAGTTCCGAGCGACGGCTGCTCGAATGGCCGAGGGGCTAGATCACGGCATGACGAAAATCATGCCGGGTTTTGACCCGGCACTTCACGCTGAGGTGATGGCGGAAAGTATCCGAGGCCGTAAGATTGAGGATTACCGGGTTGCGTTGGAGAGTTTCGGCTTCGGGTATGTTCCAGCTAATCGCTTGTTGCCGTACGTGTCTGGTCAGCTGCACAGCGAAGGGGAATGGCGCAGTCCGTCTTTACGAATGGCTTTGGCTGAGAGTGAAGTGCTGGCCTGGTTCAGTTCGCCCGAGGATTTTGTAAAATGGCTACAACGAACATTAATGCAGCGCCGGATGAAACGCTCCGGGTTAGTGATGCCCCGTTGATCGTATATCCAACGACCGTTCCGTTGGAGCCGTTCGCTATAGGTCGCCATTTCGTTTCACAGCCGGATGATATTGATACTGCCCGAATATTGACCAAGCGGCCACGGCGATGGTGGTCCGGGTTTGCTTTTTGGCTTCGCAGCTTCTGGCCCTGGTGTAAAAAATGAGCACGGTTGTCGGCCTTCAATTAGCTCCTCATACACCACCTCCCAGGTCGGAGTTGGTGAAGGCATTTTT